CCTCTTAGTTAGCGACAGTTAAGGCTGAGTCACAATAGATAACACCCAGCGTGTCTTGACGCTGAACACCATCACCCCAACGAGTCTTAGTAACAAACTCATCACGACCTTTACTGATGTCACGATCGGTTTCAGTAGAAGGAGTTTGTCTCCAAGCTACCATTCCGGGCTTGCACTGGTCGTCAGCTACACACATAAAGATGTTAGCAACACTGGCGAAGTCAGTAGTGACAAGGCCGTTACCGGCACCCACTGGTACTTGTGGCAAGCGATTAGAAGTCCAGATCTGCCATCCATGAAGTTCAGTAACAAACTTGTGATCCTTGTCAAAACCGTCCTTAACAAGCTGTTGGAACAATGGGCCAGAAGCGCCAATACCAACTTGCGAGGTAAGAGTAACAGTTTTAGAAAAGGTTGCTGCAACAACAGGATCAACCAAAGCAATACGACCGTTCATAGGTACGTTAGCTTTGTCGAATGCTAAACGCATTTCGATAAGCTCGTCTTCAGTCATTACTTCGTTGCCAGCACCACCACTGCCTACTAGACGATGTGCAAAACCGTTGGTGTCGTTAAGCTGACCATCAGTCTGCGAATTGTACAATGTTTCAAGGAAACGTGATTCAAAAGTTTCTTGAATGGCACGAGTACCTTCAGACGCACGCATTGACAATAGCTGCTCTACTTGAGCACCGTCTTGACGCATGATGTCAGTCACATAGAACCCGTCACCGATGTAATCGCTGATGCTGAGCTGGATATTACCAGACTCAATTGGGTTGTAAGTGATGTCTTCGTCTTCAGTAATTTCCTGAATGGTTGCACTACCAATGGTTTTAATATTGAGAGTAGAACCGTTAGGGAAGTCAGTTACGTTACGATAAAAGGTATTCGGTAACAATCCGTCATGCAGATTCTGCAAGATGAAGGTCGAATACTGTGTCGCCTCAATGAAGGCGGGGTTACTTGAGCTAGTGATAGCCATTGTATTTCTCCGTTAAGTTAGTTTAGACATTGCTTCTGCTTTAGCAGCAGCCCACTTACTAGGTAGTTCACTGTTTGTCCCGCCGAACTTAGCCATGTAATCAGGTTGTGTTTTCTCCACCGGACGTGACGAGATGTTCACACTACCACCAGTGGTGGGTTGTGGATCTCGTACACTAGGTGCATTAAACAGTTCCATAACTACTTGCGGGGACTGTGAAGCCATCTGTGTAAGTTGACCAACTGAAATACCTAGTGACTTAGCTCTGTTTTCAAACTCTACAGAAGCTGCACCACCAAACTTTTCAGACAAGGCACTACGTACCTGTGCTGCATTAGTTTGAGCTATGTCTTGTTGGGCTTTCGTTTGTAGTATGTTAGACACTACGTTCTCTATCTCAGTCGCGTCTAGCCCTGTAACGGAGGGTTGTTCCACTACTTGCTGCTGTGACTGTTGTAGACTAGAAAGTAAGTCTTCAGCACCTTGGCGTTTGTTCAGCTCTTCCTCCAGTTCCTTCACCTTCGAGTTCAACTCGCTAATGTGGCTCTGTGCATGGGGGATGGACTGTAACGCTGTTGGTACATCAGCATACTTCTGCCTACCGTCATCGGTCGTAATGCTTGAAAGCTGGTCTGCAAACAAACTATTAGGATCGACTTGCGGAGTAACTGCCGCATCAGATTGTGCCGCTTGGTCGGCTGGCACTTGATCGTTAACTTGACCTTCACCGTTAGGGTTACTAACTTGATCGTTCATTTACTTTTCCTCTATGTCTATAAGACTCATGATAGAACGGAGAGCGGTCTGCTCCCCTAGATAGTGAGCCATCTTGTCTTCCCAAGAGTTACTGTCAAAGTGCTTACGAGATGACATCTCCTTCACGCTTGTATCCAGATCCTCCTGTAACAGCTCGGTTAGTCTGTCCAGCACCAGCTTAGCATTCTTTACTTGCTGCTTAACTGCTGCCTTCTCAGATTCTTTGTAGTCCTTAAGCCATCGGGTTTTCATCTTCACCCTCTATTGGCGTTTGGGCTTCTACAGCTAGGTCTTCTTGAGCCTGCTGTACAAACCGTTGTGTCTCTACTTCTTCAAACACTTGTGCATTATCACTGAACAACTCAAAGCGTTGTAGCTGTAGGCTGTCCTCAACCATACGAGCCAGTGCCTTGCTTGACATATGCTTAGAGATGCTAGGCCACACTGCACTGTTGGCAATACCAGACAGGTTCTGTAGCAGCTGTGCTCTTGCACTGAAGTGTCTAGCACCTACAGGACGTAGCTTACCCTTAGCTGTGATGTCTTCCTTAGTGATCTCCATGAAGTCCACTACACCTAAGTCATCATCCATTACTCGGACAACATCTGCCCCATTCATGTGACGCTTAGCTACCTCAAGCATGTTGTTAAGCAGGTCTTCTAATAGCTCTACCTCGAACTGTGTGGTCTTCTCTTGGAAGATACGACCTGCTGCATTCTCTAGGCTCTGTACTTCAAAGGCTGTCTTCTCGCCCGGTGTACGGATACCCATGGCCTGCTTAGGTGCTCCTGCCATCTCCTCCATTAGGTTGAGGATGCGGTCTATCTCGAAGTTAGCAGAGAATGCCTGAGCTGCTGGAGCCATAGGCTGTACGTCCCCACCCTCTCCTACGTATATCTCTGCAAACGGTGCCCATTCAAACTCATCTACATCGCCAATGATCTTGATGGGTGGTGCTAATATCATATCGCCTATGTCAGCCTTGAGGTTTTCAAGGTGATCAATACGATACTGTAATCCTACTAGGTTATCCAATGGCCCCATACCGTACAGGTTGTCTGGTCGCTTACGCCATGAGGTCATCACTTTGTAGCCACCACGTTTCCATGCTGGGATAGGTTCCTTACGGATAACCTTGGTTCGATCCATGATGGTGATGATGTAGTCATCCAACAGTTGACCTGTCTCTGTGTCGTACATCGTTCCTTCAAACTCTAGCAGCTCTACATAGCCACTGCCGTAGTATTCATACAGATCCCCGAAGCCATCTACTCGGAAACCTTGTGCCTTATTGAAATCATCTGAGCTGTAGTAGCCATTGTGGTTGGCTCGTATCTCAGCTGATGCACGTACAGCATCTTGAAACTGTTTATCATTGCTATGTGCAGCCTGTAACTCTATCTCACCAAAGTTCTTGATGGTACGAGTGATCTTAGGACTCTTAGCGAAGTCAGTGGCTATAGGATCAAACACAATATCCTCTGGACTTACACGTACAGCCTTCGGCCCTACATATCCGGGGATAATCTCCCCAGTTTCAGGGTCTTCCTTGCTCTCATCTATCCATACAACGTCTGCTATGGCGATTCCGTAGTCAATGTAGTCCAACACAAGGGTGCTGGCTGTGGTGCGTAGGTTACTCTCACGTACCTTGTTGCTCATGTACGCTTGGATAGCCTTCTTCTTCTCTATGTCTTCAGCATCGAGGGTATATCCTTCCCACTTCATCCAATCATCATTGGGGAATAGGGCGCTATTGTAGTTTGCGTGTAGGTTATCCCTGATCTGGCACAGCTTAGGCAACGTAGTCTTGTTCTTCCAAGGCAATGTTGCATTACTGGTAGTAGCTGTGTCTGTAGCGAAGACATAGTTACGTATCTCCATCTTCTCATCGAGCCATGTACGACGCTGGTTGTTCCAGTTGTCCCATTGCTGTACGATATTAGCCGCTAGGTCGTCTGGTGACAATACACCCTCTAGTTCTAGTACGCGATCGTCTATCATCTAAAAGCTACTCCACCGAATCTACTGTTAAATTTAACCACATTGCTTTTCTCTCTGTTAATACCTGTTCGCTGCTTAGGCTTCACTGCTATCTCGATAACAGATGCTAGGCAATCCTTTATATCATCGTGCTGTGGTCTTGCTAATACTAATTCTTCTTCCAGTGCTGGGACATACCCGCCCTTGTAGTGCCACACAGAGAGGTTCTCATAGCGTGGCTCTAGTACAGCAGCCATCCTCTCTATCTTACTACCCTGATGACGGTTGGGTCTGTTGTCATCAATGGAAAGGCTGTCTCCATTCTCACGTATACGATCCTTGAGATCCCCTACGATGATGCTCTGTGCTGCTGTTACCTCTGCACGTAGCTTCCTGAATCCCCATCGTGAGTGCATCTCACTGATCTTGTCGTAATACATGCTGATCTTGTCTGTCTTAAATCTGTCTATGTCCAGCAGATAGATGTGTCCGTCTGCTGCCATACCTATTACTACGATGGCTGTGAAGTCAGCCTTAGCATTGATGGTGTATGCAAAGTCAATAGCTGCATAGACATTCAACACCTTCTCTTTGAAGAACCACTTGCCACTCTGGTGAGTGAGATGCTTCTTGTCGTAGTATTGAAACTTTGTATAGTCTAGCCTGTTGGACTCAGGGTCATTAGGATCGTTGTAATATTGAGCATGGAACTGAGTCCTATCTGAGTACATAGCACTAATACGTGCCAGCTCCTTCTTGTTAAATCCAAATGCCTTACCATCATCCCTCGCTGCTCTGGGCCATAAGAACGCCCCTTCTGTTTCTACCACCTCTTCCAAGATTGTCCATAGCGGCTGCTCGTCTATGATCTCCTCATCCTCATCGTACACAGGGATCACTTGCTTCTTCCACTCATTGTACTGGTCAGCTGGGTGGTAACGTGTACCACATGCTTTAGTCATCCCACCTGTGTTCAGGATAGATGCCATCTGACTCATAGACGCTGCTGTCTTCTTGCGTCCGTCTGCTGTGTAGGCATTGTCTGGCACTACTACATCATCCGGCACTATAATGTCAGCGTGCCAACCAGTAGTGTTCGTGGTTAAGCCTGCTGTACGAATAGTGTAGTCCCTTACGCCTTCCTCCTTTCTTGTCGGGTGGTCTACTGCGATAGCTGTAGTGGCCCACTTCTCACGCTTGCCCTCATCAGGGGCAATCATCTCAGGCCAGTATCTCCGATATACAGGAGAGGCTATCATGTTCTTTATAGCATAGAGCTGTGTCTCTGCTAGGTCAGCCGTAGCTGATATGTATAAGATGGTTGTCTCAGGGTGCTTAGTCACCCACCATGCTGCCCACACTGCTAGACAATGACTCTTCAAGTGTCCACGTGGCAGGAGGAGCAGCTGGTTAGGATGTGATTCATCCATCAACCATTTGAATACTCGCTTGTGTACGTCCCCGTACAAGTATCGAGGATTAACTAGAGCAGCAAACGTCCCAAGGTCATTGAGGGCTAGCTCTCTTATCTCATCTTTAGTGCTCATCTGTTATCACCAAGCTGCCAAAGGCATAGCTTTCTAATTTCCCTGCCTCTTTCTCAGCTTCAGCAAGTATTGCTTTCTTCACAAACTCGTAGGGTAAGTCAGGATTCTCTTCCATGATTTCTTGTTCAGTGGACACCGCGAATCCTTTCTAGGTCAGACTCAACAGCCTTCTGTACGTTAGCACGTTGCTTACGCTCACCAGCCACCTCTTCATTAGAAGGTCTACCTGCTGTACGCTTCTCTGTCCAGCCCTTGTCAGCCAGCCACTTGGCAGCCTGTAGTGCCCCCTTACCTTCACTGTATGCTTCCAGCATAACGCCTCTCACGCCCTGTGAGCGTAGCTTAACCTCAAGCTCCTCTCTCCATGCAGCGATGTAGGGGTGTAGGTTGGTGGTCTTCTCACACAGACGCTTCCAATGTGCCCAACTAGCGAAGCATTTCTTAGCAAACTCATACTCTGTTGGGTCTGCTATCTCTAGGTAGAGCTTCTTGATAGACTTGTAGTGCTTACCATGATGCTCGTAGTCATCTTCCTTCAGCGTGTAGATAGCGTTGTCTGTGCTACCATAGCATAGCTCAAGGAACAGAGCCTGTGTGTACAGGTTGCCAGATA